TCAGTGCAGCAACGGCGGCGGCCCCGACTCTTTGCAGAACCACAGCCGGTCATTGAACCGATTCGCCCGCAGTGCGATGGTCGTATCACCGGGCAGGTATTCGTAGCAGAGGCCGACCAGCTCCGCATAGCTGCACTCGACGTCCATCGTATGGACCTCGCCGATCTGCACACCATCGCTGCGGCTGTAGCGATTCGACTCTTCCGGCGCGTCAGCGTAGTCCTTGGTGATGTACTTCGAGACGTACGCCGCCATCTTCGCGAGGGTCCACTTCCGGTGCCACTTGCCACGTTTCTTTCCGCCGACGAAGCACAGGCCGTTGTCCGTGCCGACGATGGAACGCCAGACCTTCGTGCCTAGCTCGAATGCCTTGATGCGGACACCCTCGTACAGCGGATTCTTCGGCAGCTTGTGCGTGGCCATGTGGACATGCATCGAGCCGCGATCCTGTTTTTCGAAGGCGGCGCAGTAGCGGAACTGACCACCGAGCGCACGCTTCATGCGACGCACCCATTCCTTGAAATGCCGCTTGCACAGTTCGCGATCCGGTTGGTTCTCGCGATACGTGAGGGTCAGAAGCTCATTGAAGCCCTCGGTGATGATGACCCTGCGGCAAGTCGTTTTGGCGCGCCTAGCGGCCGATGCGAGGGCCTTCTGACGACGTTCCTCAATGAGCTCGGCATCCTCGACCGGATCGACGGGCCGGATCGGCGTCCAGCCATCGCGCTTGAAGCCGAAATCGTGGACCTCGCGCCACATGACGTAGGGCGCAGCGCTGCGCTCCATGACGCCATTGGCCTCCCAGGTGCGGATCGTCCACTTGTCGGGGACGACTACCCCTTCGAACCAAAGACCATTAACATATCGCTCCATTGGCATGGTTTCCTCCTAAGTTTCTCTGCCAACCAGACCCGGAACGTTGACGCGTTGCCGGGTCTTTTTTTGGTCAACTCAACGTCGACCAGATGATTCACTGACTGCAGGGCCGCAATGACACGGCCCCGTACACAACCCTGACGGACATACCAGCGCACGCATCGGCAGTTGATTCAACTCCTCGAGCCGTTGAATCGCCTGTCCCAACAACCACGCGGCCGTGGCATCCCGGGACCAAGGCCTCGCCGAGTACCAGCCACCGCCTTTGCCCTTGAGAAAAGCAACCTCATCGATGCGGGCCAAAAGAGCCTCAGAGACAGCTACGGAAAAGCGCGGCATTTGTGTTGTGTTCCAAAGTGTTTTAAGAACAAGTTAGCGGCGGGCTCCGCCCGCCGCTCCGGCCAGCGTCGCAAGCTCCTCGGCCTGCGCTGCGCGCGTCCCCTGCCGCCCATCAAGCGCCACGCACAACCCAACGACGCAAGCCATCTGGCCGGCCAGAGACAAGGCAGGGGCACGTAACACACGCGGCACCAGAGACGAGATGCCTCCGCCACAAGGGCTACGGCGTTTTGCTTTGCAGTAGCGCGAGCGCTGGCGCAGGGGCACGTTATTGGCCCCCTGCCTGAAACGACCACTTCGAGCCCGGCTGTACATGCGGCTGCTGCGCGGACAAGCCCACAGGCGCTACAGCGGCCGTTGGCGTTGGACGCGGGCCATCTATCAACGTGAGGCCGGAAGGCGCCTCAGCGCGATCCTGACGCACCTGAGGCACATCCGCAGCCCGAGCGACCACAGCCGTTGTCGCGGCTTTCTCGCCCTCGGGCAGGAAGGCAAAGAACGAGCCATGCGCCACGAGCTGGCGACACATCGACAGATCTACCGGATACGGCGTGGCGTCCTGCGTGTAACACTTGCAGCCGAAGGGCTCGCCCAACCGTGTCTTCGGAATCTCAATGCATGCCGCAGGGACCGGGACGCGCCGCGGCTCGGTGAGCTTGTCGTAGGCCGGAGCGGTGTGCATCAGCGAAGGAATGCGCGGGCGATAGTCCGCGATGTATTCGCTGGCCGTGCGGACCCGACCGCTGGCAACCTGTTGACCAGATCCAGCCTGGGCAGGCGCAGCAACTGCAGCCGCTTCCTTGGGCGCAGTGGACTTGCGCAGGAACTGGAATGTCAGGTAGATGCACACCGGAATGACCACCAAGGTCGCCAGGAAGATCCACACCTGACGCGGGATCTTGATCTTCGCTGTATGCAGCTCGGCGGACTTGTACCAGCCGAACACGTCCTTCGGCAGGGCCTTCATGCTGACGGTGCCGGCCTTGCCCGCGCCGGGTTTCTCCGGACGATCGCACACAGCGAGGTAGTCGATGTGGCTGATCAGCGAGGAACCGAAGTTGCGCTTCAGGTGCCGGTGCCAGCCCGGGCTGGCGATGATCTTGCGTATGAACGGATCGATGTTGCCCGGGTGCTGGGTGAGCAGAAAGAAATCGAAACCGCGCCTGCGATGCTCGCCCAGCATCCTGACGTGCTCGGGCACTTTGGCGCCAGAGCTGCGATCCGGGAAGTCGTTGTGGCATTCGTCGAAAAAGAAGATCGCGCCATCGGGCACGGTCTGCCATTTGTCGGCCTCGATCTTGATCCAGCCGAACTCTTTCTGCTTTTCCTCGGTGAGGTCGAAGCGACCGTTCCAGTAGACGGGACGATTCTCTTTGACCTGCATCTCGCGCACGGCCTTGAGCGTAAACGCGGTCTTGCCGGTGCCGTTGGCGCCGGTCGTGAGATAAATGAACCCGAGCTTCGGAACCGTCAGCAGCGGGCGCCAGAACGAGAGCAAGGCGCTGATCATTTCTTGGTCCAGGACTTGAGCGTGCCGCCTGCCGCTGCCTGCATGCCCTTGCGTGCCATGCGCGACACGAGTGCGCCGAACAGCATCGAGACACACACACCGACTTTCATCAAGCCCAGCATTTGCACAGAAGCCGCAGGCAGACCGTGCAGGGCCGAAAGCATTTGCGACTTGAAAGCACCGATGCCGGCATTGACGCCCACAGTGGTGATGACACCGATACCGAGCGCCAAGAGCGCTTGACCAGCGAGCGAGGGCAGCATGGCCCTGAAGGCCGTCCAGATTGCAGCAATGAGCCAGGGCATAGGTCAGTCCTTGAACACGATGAAAGCACACGCAATCGCTGTCGCAGCTACCAAGGCGATGCCGAGCCACTCCATACCCTGGCACGCCTTCGAGACGGCGAGCACGAACGAGAAACTGCGACCAGCAACATTGATCGCGATGGTCTGATCCGCCGGGCAACCGCCACCGCCGAGTGCGTCGGTCATATCGGCACCACCGCTCAAATCGATCGATGAATTGCCGGGAAGGTCAGTGGTCTGGTCGCCGGTCTTTGCGGACTCGGTTGCGTACTGTTGAGAGGCCACACCCGTGGTGTCGAAGATCTGACAGTTACGCTTGTACTGTTCCAACGCCATCGCATTGAGAACCGCATCGTCGCTGACCGCCTTGAAACCAGTGGCACATGTCCCGCCGAAACTCGTCGGCGTCCCGTCGCCCTGACCCTCGCACACCTTCGAACCCTTGTTCGCGTTGCAGAAGCCAGTCTGAGAATCAGTGGTCGTTGTCGTCGAGCAAGCAGGCGTCCCGCCACCGGCAGGCGTATTGCACACAGTGCTGTCAGTGGTGCACTTACCACCCTCGCACTTCGTCGTACCCGTCGTCCCAGTGGTGCTGCCATCCGGGTTTTTTACGGTCTTACCATCCGTGCCCTGAACCGGCGTATCGGACCCCCGCTGCGCACAGATGCGCGAGCCGTTGAAATCGCCGGCGATCTGCCCGGGCGGACAAGGAGACGGAGCCGCCTCACCGGGCGGAGGATTCACCGGCGGATTTTTATCGGGGGTAGGTGTAGAACCAGCAGGATCGCTCCCACTACCACCGGTACCAGTGCAAGACGACGCCCTGTTGCCCGTGTAAACCGCCTCGCCCTGCGAATACCACTTGCCGGACTTGGGCGGATCCTCCCAGCTCAACGCCTTGTACGCTGTCGCTGTGCACTTCCCATCGCCGATATCGTTCCAGCCATCGCAGAACGTGAAGCTGTCAACCACGCCGTTCCAATTCTTTGAACCCGCAGACTTGCCAGCGAGCGCAACACACGGGTCAGGTGGAAGCTCACAAGCCGTATGCGCCGCATTCTCAACATAGCCCGTATTGCACTGACAACCACCAGAGACAGCCGCACTGTTTGCCGGGCACACGTTGCCATTAGCTTGCTGGTACACCGGCGAGAAACGCTCAAGAGTCCCACCACCCACTGAAGCCCTGAGCGTGAAAAGATACTTCACCCCATTCGCACTTGGCTGGCCCACCGTGCAAGCTGTCACCACGCCTGATTCGAAATTGGCTGTATTGACCTGCAGTGAATGCGCCAATGCCACCGCACACGCCTCATTCAACGTCGGCCGCCAATCCTCGGGACGCGGCGATGTTTCATTCATCAACGCCGCACCGTAGGAGTACGCGGGCAACGGAGGAACCACTGCAAAGGCCCCGGCGCACCAGCAACCAAGCAAGGCAGCAACTACGCGGAGAACATGAGCCATGTCGCCCCCAACAACGCGATGACAACGTAGATGCCCAGCTGATCCATGAAAGCCCTTTACTAACCGGCAACCGTGCCGCTTTGGAAAGGGCTCAGGGGCGTCCCCCTGAGCACACAGGCGATGCTTAGTGCACGCCCTTGCGGATCCAGCCGAACGCGGCCACGGCGACCACGACACCCAGGATGGCCACACCAACCAAGCCCACGGGCGTGGCTTGCGCGCCAATGTCGGTGACCGCCGCGGTCACGTCCACGGCAGCGGCATGCGACAGGTTGCCCAGCAGGGCGAGGGGAGAGGCCACGAGGGCGAAGCGAGCGAACTTGTTCATGAGAACTTCCTTTCAGTTGTTGTCCGAAGCGGACGTTTGAATTTGGCGTTTGATCAGACCGATGGCCCAACCCAACGCCCATACCCCGATCACTGCGACCGAGATTGCGAGGCCGTCTTCCATCGTGAGCTGGAAGGGCGGCAAAGAGAGTTCGTGCACCACGGTGACGGTGCACGAAGAAGAACATTCGATGACGGTGGGATCAGCCACGCCGTGCGGCCTCTCGCGCGTTGCGTTCGCAGATGCGATCCACCGAGAGCAGCAGCCGGACCCGCATGTCTTCCATGCGCTTGGCACGCACCGCGAAGGGCTCGCGCAACGACCGCATACGGATCGCACGGCCAACAAGCCGCACAACCTCCGCCACCAGCACAAAGGCCAAGGCACCCATGAAGCCGAGGCCGGCCGCAGCCAAGCAGAGCCACGCCATGGCCTGCTTCAGATCATCCGGGTCTACGACGATGAGCGGCATAGTCACTGCTTGGCAGGCTGCTGCGGCATACGACCCTGCGCGGGCACAAAGCCCGTGAGCATCGACACGATGTCGCCCTTTGAATCACCGAAGTCAGGCACCCGCAGGGAGAACGTCGCAGCGAACAAGCCGACCTTCATTTGTTCACGCAACTCTGGCATCACCTGATCGCTGCGCAGCGTGCCCACGGTGACGACGCCGCCCTTTTCATCGCGGAGCACGCAGCGGGCTGCGAAGTGGTTGTAGTCCTTGCCCGTGCGCTTGCTGGTGCGGACTTCGTTCTCAATGGCGAGAACTTCGAGAATGGAACTGAATTGAGACAT